AAGTAGCCTTCAATCTCATCGTGCATCAATGTACCATTCTCAGCACATTCGTTCAACGCTTCTTCGTACTTTTCGAAGGTGTCACCCTGGTTGAAAGCCCAACGTATCAAGCCGTCACCGCCTCCGTATGGGTCGAAGTACTTGAGGAACTTGGTGCAGCGGATGTATCTACCGCCAATGATTCTGCCGTTGTCCATCTCGACTTCACCGATCTCAAACGTCATAGACTGGAACTGCCCGATGTGGTTCTCGTTCCACTTGATGTCTGAATCCCAGTAGGCATAGTCAATAATCTTAGCTGTGCCGTACTCCAACGCTGTTTTCTGTGCGAGTTCAGACTTTGGTACATACCCGATGTGTTGGTCTTTGTACATAACCTTGACCGCATTCTGGTCATACTCGTTGTCTGGTTCTGCCTCGAAACTCACCACGCCACTTGGTCGTAGCTGTTTGAGTTCGGGGTTGTGATCTGTTGCGAATGTAACGCCTACTAATTTTAATAGCATTTTTTTGCTCCCGTTGTGTGTCGGTTGTAGTTATACCAACCTTTAGGTACCTGTGAACGTCTGTGTGCTTTCTTTTTCGGATACCCCAAGTCAATCAGGGCTTGCTCGATTTCTTCAAGCGTGTAGCCGTTCTCATACTCGAAACGATATTGAGAGCAAAGGCTTCGCAAGTATGTGAAGTCTCGACCTTCTGCAAGGTTCTCGTCTGAGCCGTCAAAGAAGATAAGTGTAGCTATCTTGATCTTGAGGTACTTGTTTTCGATAGGTGCGAGTGCAGTCTCCCAATCGTTATTTACTTTACGCCACACTTTGCGGTTCCAATGGTTCCGATACTTGCGTTCTGCTTTGGTTACATATCCATTCATTAGCTTCTATCCTTGTTTTGATATTCCCAAGCACCGACTTCTGCGTCGATCATCTCTTGTGTTGGATGCTCGTCCTGAATCTTGGTTACAATCCAGTCTGCAATATACATTGCTTCCTCGGTTGTGTATTCCAAGCCTGAGATATTGAAGCCTCGTTCCGTTCGTTCTATTTCTAATTGTCCTTTTGCCAGTATCATTTCATTTCCTTTCTTATTTTGATTAGTATGTCATCTAGTCTTTCAAACTTCTCGTCTAATGGTTCCCCACCATTTTCTAAGTGTTCGTTCATCTCATTGCAAACGCATTGCCACAATAAAGCTAATTCGCTTTCATTTAGTTGCATTATTTTTCCTTTTCTATTTTAGATAATTCAAGTGAGTAATCTTCTTCTTCTTCTTCTTCATAGCCCCAATAAGAATATGGTGGGTCAATAGGTGGTTCAATCATTTTAATCCTTTCTTTATCTATAAACTATATAATCATATCTGGATATACTAAACCATCATAGTTATCTTTTAGCCATTCTATTATTTCGTCTTTGCGTTCCCAAAAGGTATAATGTCTTTCTATCATTACCCCTTCATCCAGTTTATTTTTCCCCAATAAATACCATAAAAATTTGTAGTCTGGGTAATCCTCGCCATCAATCTCTATTATGGTTGGATCTACTACTGGATATGCTTCACCTTTTTCTATTAGGTTTTTTATTGTGTTCAGATCGCAGTCTTTGTATACGAATTTTTTTCTGATTAGTTTCATTTTTAATCCTTTCTTTATGTATAAACTACAGGCGTATGCCGTACTTGTCGATAATTTTAAAACACTTTTTTACATAGCTATCTGTTAGATGTTTCTTCTTCCAAAAATGGCAACCGCCATTATGCAATCGGAAATAATCTTCGGCGGTCGCCTTGTTTCCCGTGTTCAATTCGTAACGATTCGCCCAAAATCTAAGGTAGCGGACGACGATTAACTCAGCGGTTTCTCGATCTCTTGTATCCTCGTGTGAGTAGGTCGTGCCATAAACCCTATTAACATCCTGAACATAGCCCGAATGTATTTGATACATACCGAACGCTAGCCCTCCATCGCCATCCTTTACGTTAGGGTTTCCACCGCTTTCAACCATTGCAATCACGAATAATAATCCTGCCCAATTCATTTCATTCCCCTTTCTTTATATTAGATTTTCGTTTGCGTACTCTATTAATTCGTTGCTGATTAGATCGGCATCTTGCCTTTCATTATTTAATATTTTTATTGCTAATGAATAAAAGTTTTCATCCTTTAAGCATTCGTAAAAACTTGCGTATGTTTCGTCTTCAAAGTTTCCAATGATTGTGTTTAATAATATATCTTGATCGTTCATTTTATTTCTCCCTTATTAATTTTTATAACCAAATATTAACGTAGTAATAATCGTTTAATTCATTCCATTGATTTTCGCTCATTACTTTACTTTTATTAATTGCAATATCTTTTAAATATTCATATTGCGTCTTTGCTCTTTTTATTTCCAATTCATTTCCATATAAGATTAATGCAATCAAATGTTTCATTGCGTTTTTTATATTTTCTTCATTAGCGTTATATTTTCCGCTCATTCCTTTTAATCTATCTACTTTTATCATTTGCTTTCTCCTATTTGAGTTAAATTGTGGGGAGTTGCCTCCCCGTTTAGATTTATAATTGAATTAATTTTCTATACTCAAATCCGTACCCGTTATTGATAAAGATTTGCTCGACTTGATTCGTTCTTTCGTTTGCCTCTAGCCATTTGTTGGCTTGTTCTATCGTTTCAAATGTTATTGTTTGCCACATTTTTTTTATCCTCCGATTTGCTCGAGTCCGCTATGATCAAGCCAGTACATTATTACCTCGCCCGTGCCAATATCCGTTTCCTCACCGATTAGGTCATAAGTTTTTTCGATCTCAACAACCAACCGATCGCATACCATCCCGATTCGCTTTGCTATTCCGTATTCTGTTACGGGTTCATAATCTAGATAAATCAAGCCATCTTGATAGATGCAACCCAAATTCTCGACATCTAAATCTAAACCCACATCCTTCAAGTAGTCGGTAAAGATTGCTTCAGCCCCCCGATATTCAACGTTGCTCATTTGCTTGGTTTCTAGCACTTCATATTTTGTCAATACTTCCATTTGCTTTCTCCTATTTTAATTAAATTGGTGTTGCATCTAAGATTTGGGAATCTCATCAGTGCCTAGCCACCACGCTAGACAGACGGGGCGAACCCCGTTTCGATTTTATGCGTTACTCCAGTCGTCATATGCTTCACGAATAAATCTTTCTACCAACCAATCCATCGGGGAGCGATCGTCTCGCCAAGGGGTCGTGCCCCCCTCACTCTCTATAGTTTCGATCAATTCATCCAAAATCTGATCGGTTAGCACCTTGATAGCACTTGCAGGTGCTTCGGAATGCTTTGCCTCGATAATTTCGTCTAAGTGATTTGCGATTATTGCCTGAAGTTTCATTTACTTTCTCCTATTTTAATTTAAATTCGATTCGTTTAAGTTTAGGGCGTTAGCTGTGCCCGATGATTTGATTATGCATATTCCGAACCCATCACCCAGCAAAAAGATTACTTTTTTTTCATCTAATATTATGAGGAATATATATAGGGAATAAGAGAAACCATATAGGGAAATAGAAAGAATCTACTAAGGAAATATAAAGAGGGTTTAAACCTTCCCCATCCAACCGATCGAAAGCTCCCTACGCACACACACGGGCTAAAGGCGTGCCATTCGTAAGGATTCAATAGCGGGTTGTCTATAGGCTTATGGGTTGTAAGGGTATTAAAGGCGTACTAAAGGGGGGGGCATTTTGC